CCGTCGCAAGGCGCGCAAGCGTCCGAGCAGCCGGCATCGACGCGGCCCGATCTGCAGCAGGGCGCACAGACGCCCGGCCAACCGCGCGATCCGCAAGGGAAGTTCGCGCCCAAGCCGCAGGGGCAACAGGGGCAGCACAACGTACCGTTGGCGGAATTGCTGAAGGAACGCGATGCACGGCAGCGTCTGGAAGCGCACGCATCAGAATTGACGCGGGCGGTGATGGACCTGCAGCGGCGGCTCGATCCCCAGCAACCGCAGCAGCCGCAAGGACCGGAAACCATCTTTGACGATCCAAGAGCGTACTTGGATCAGCATGTCATGCAGCCCTTAAGACAAGAGGGGCAAATGTACATGATGAAAATCAAGGATGATGTCAGCCGCACGCAGGCCAACATGCAATTCGGCGAGCAGGAAGTGAACGCCGCGCTGCAGGACATGGGCCGCATCCGGCAAACCCCGCAAGGCAACTTCATCTTTCAGCAAATCATGTCGAGCGGGCATCCTTACGGTCAACTGGTGCAGTGGCATCGGCAGGCGAGAGCCCAAGCGGCGATCGGCGCCAATCCGCAAGCGTGGCTACGCAAGCAGCAGCAGGCATGGGCCGAGAACGCGAAGGTCCAAGACTACGTCCTGCAACTGCGTGCAAAGCGTCTGGGTGCTCAAAAGGCTACTCCGCCCAATGTGCAACTGCCGCCATCGCTGTCATCGATCCGGTCGTCATCCGGCCGCATCGACAACGGCGGCGATCTGAGCAGCGCCTCACTCTACGACTTCGCCACCAAGTAAACCGGCCGCCTATCTGAAATGTCCGACCCGCCCCAGTGGCGGGTTTTTTCATTTCAGGACGGCCATAGCAGAAAGGGCACACGGCCATGGCCGTCACCGACATCCAGGCTAACAACAAACTGATTCGCTTCACGCAGGCAATCAATCGCGAGTGGGTTCGCGAGAATATGTTCAGCCCATACATGAGCGATGATGTTAACGCCATCATCCGCCGCCGCATGGAGTTAAAGGCCGGCGGCGAGGTGATGAATATCCCGCTCGTTACCCGGCTGCAGGGCCTCGGTGTTTCCACCGGACCACTGGTCGGCAACGAGGACAAGATCGACGACTACGGCTACCGCATCTGGCTCGAATGGGTGCGCAACGCCGTCGTCACCACCAAGGCCGAAAGCCAGAAGGACAGCGCCGACATTTTCGGGGAAGCCAAGCCGTTGCTGTCGGATTGGCTCTCCGAGGTCACCCGCGACGAGATCATCGCGGCGCTGATGGCGCTGCCAACGGAAAGCCAGCCGGCGGCCGGCGTTCGCGTCAACGGCATCCAGTACGATCTCAGCACGGCGGCGCAGAGGAACACCTGGCGGCTCGATAACGTCGACCGCATTCTCTACGGCGCGGCGACATCGAACTCGGCCACCGACCACGCGACATCATTGGCCAACGTGGACGCCACCGCCGACAAGTTCACGGCGGCCAATCTGTCGTTGCTCAAGCGTGTAGCGATGGGCGCCAACCCGCGCATTCGTCCATACAAGACGCGCTCGGGCTACGAATACTACGTCGCGTTTGCTGGCCTCAACGTGTTCCGCGATCTCAAGATTGATCTGCAAGTGGTCAACAAGGACGCGCGTTCGCGCGAGGGCCGTGAAGTAAACGGCGCACCTGATACCCCGCTTTTTCAAGATGGGGATCAGATTTACGACGGCGTCATCGTCCGGCTGGTGCCGGAAATCTCGTTGTTCGTGAGCAACGTCTGGACCTCGCTCAAGACTGCGGGCAACGGCGGCACGCGCGTCGAGCCGGTGTTCCTGTGCGGCCAGCAAGCGGCAGCGATTGCCTACGGTCAGATGGCCAAGCCCACCTTCCGCAAGGAAGATGACTACGGCTTTATCACCGGCACTGGAATCGAGGCGGCGTATGGCGTTGGGAAAATTTTCAAGAAGCATCCCAAGGCCGGCACGAAGTTAGTGCAATGGGGTGTCGCAACCGGGTTCTTCAACTCGGCTTCGGACTAATAACCCTTAACCGAATAACCCGAATAGGAGAAACCAATCATGGTTGCTAACCTGATGACCAATACGCCGGCCCGCGATGCCTTCAACAACGCGGTGCAGTCCATCGCCGGCCGCATCACTGCGGGCGCCGGTGGTCCGGCCACACTGAGCGTCCAGATCGGCACGCTGCCGGCCGGCGCGCTCATTCTCGGCATCAACACCAACGTGGAAACGGCGCTGGTTGGCACCACGCCGACCTTCAACGTCGGCACCACTGCCACCGGCACCGACATTGCCGCCGGCATTGCGCTGACCGCCGGCACGGTGGTGACGCCAGCAGCAGCGGCGCTCGCCAACCCGCTGACGGCCGACACCCAGGTGTGGGCCAACATCACCGGCACACCCACCGCCGGCGATGCCTTCGTTACCGTGCAGTTCATCAAGCCGGTTTCGTAAATGGCCAAGCTCACCTGGCTTGGCACCGAGGACTATCGGGAGGGGGAAACCCCTCTCGAAAGTTGCGTATGGTGCGGCGTGCTGTTCACGGCCTTCGACAAGGTCGAGGTGTCCGACGAGTGGATGATCGCCAAGGCGCGCGGCAACCGCTTTTTCCGGGTGGAGGACAGCAACGGCAATCCGCACCCCGAAACATGGACCAACGATCCGCCGCCGCCGATCGAGGAGCCGCCGCGCTACCCCACCACGCCGCCGGACTATCCGCCCGAGGACGAGCCTGATCGCGAGCCCAACAAGAAACGTCGCGGCCGGCCGCCACGCATAAGGAACAACGGCAATGGCGATTAGCACCTACGGCGATCTCAAGGCCGAGCTATCCGCCTACATGTTCCACCAGCGGTTTGTCGCGCGCTACGACAACTGCACCGGCAACTTTGAGCGCGCCGCCAATCGCCGCCTGCGGGTGCGGCCGATGGAGGCGACCGTACTGCTGACCACGGTCAACGGCGACGTGAACCTGCCGGACGATTATCTGGTCTGGCGCACGGTGCGGCCGATTTTCGCTGCAGGATCGCCGGACGCGCTGATGCTTCACCCGCCATATGACGAAATCGACTATGTGCATCCGGCCTATCTGCCGCCGGTCGGCCGCGGCTACGATCGGCTGTTCACCATCGAGGGCAATACGTTCAAGGTTCGGCCCGTTGACGATCGCACTGGCGCTTTTGAATTCCACTACTACCGGAAAATCCCCACCATCACCGGCAACGACGGCAACAGCAACTGGCTGCTGCAGGAGTATCCCGACGTGTATCTGTTCGGGCTGTTGACCGAATTGGCCGCGCTCGGCCGCAATGCTGAAATGGCGCAACTCTACAAGGCGCGGCGCGACGAGGTGTTCGCCGAGATCATCCAGCTATCGGCGCTGACCACGGGCGCGACCAGCCCGCAGGTTCGCACCGGCGAGTATTTCTGATGGCTGATGTGTTCGATCCTGACGGCAACGCACTGGGCGAGGTGACCTTGTCGGACAAGCTCGACCGGCTGATCGAGGCCGGCGAGCGAGCGGTGGTGATCTATCACACCCCGCAACTGCTGCGCTACGTGCTGGGCGAGCGCAAAGGCACGTTCACGCTGCGCAAGGCCGCCAACCACATCATGAGTGACGAGCCCGACGCGGTGAAGGACTACATCGCCCTGCAGCGGGCCATCCAGGCGGCGAGGGACTGATGCCCCAAGTACCCGTGCAGTTCGGCGAATGGCGGCCCGACATCGCGCTGCTCGACAACGAATTCGCGTCGGAAGCGTTCAACGTGTTTGCCGGCGTCAATTCGTATCTGCCGTTTCCGAGCTTGCAGCCGTTCAGCCCGTTCAAGCTGCCGGGGCCGGTGTGCGGTCTGTACTCGGCGCGCACCACCAGTGGCGCCTGGAAGACCTACGCCGGCACCCGCACCGCGCTGTTCATGCTTACCCCGACCGGCTGGGTGGACATCAGCCGCACCACCGGCGGCGCCTACCATGTGGCTGCCGGCGATATGTGGAGCTTTGCCCAGTTCGGCACGCTGCTGTTCGCCACAAATATAAATGACCCGTTACAGCAGATTTCGGTCGATGCCGGCGTGAACTTCACGCCCACGCCGGGATCGCCACCGCTCGCCACCAACGTCGCGGTGATCGGCGATTTCCTGTTCCTGTCGGGGCTCGCAATCAACCGCAACAAGATCATCTGGTCGGGCATCAACGACACCGGCATGTGGACACCGGGCACGAATTTGTGCGACGAGCAATTCTTCCCCGACAACGGCCCGGTGCAGGGCATCGCCGGTTCCGAGATCGGCTATGTGGTGCAGGAGCGCGGCATTCGCGCCATGCAGTTTCTGCCGGGCGACACCAATTTCATCTTCTCGTTCACGCGCGTGCTGCACGACCGCGGTTGCGTTTCGAAATACGGCTTCACCTCAATCTCGAATGCGCTCTACTTCGTGGCCGAGGATGGGTTCTACTCCATTGCCGGCGGCACCAACGTTACGCCGATCGGCCAGGATAAGGTCAACGATTGGTTCCTGAAAAACTCCGACGTGCAGCGCCGCAACATCGTGCATGCCATCCCCGCGATAAACAAGCCGCGCCTCGTGTGGGCTTATCACACGTTCTCCGGTTCGCAGGTTTACGACCACGTCATCATCTTCGATTGGAGCCTGGCGCGGTGGGTGCACGCCACCGAATACGCCCAGGTGTGGGGCCTGCAGGCCTCGCTCAATCTCGATCTCGACACCACAGGCGCCGAGGTCAACGACGTGCACCTCGACACGCCACCCGATCCGCCGGCGCTGCCGCTCGACAGCTTCGCTTATGTCGGCGGCCGGCCGCTGGTCGGTGCCATCAATCAGGACGGCTATCTGTGTGCGATCAACGGCCCCAACCTGCGGGCAGTGATGGAAACTGCCGACACTCATGTGACGAAACAAACTGCCGTCCGTTCCTTCATCGGCGACGTGTATCCGCTGGTGGACGGCGAGGCCGAGAGCGTGTCGGTCGGCATCCGCGAGCGGCTGGCAGACCCGGTGGTGTGGCAAGTACCGCAACTGATCGAGATCACCGGCTCGGCCGCGATCTATAGCTCGGCCCGGCTGCATCGCTTTCGGGTGGAGGTGCCGGCCGGCGCGATCTGGACCCACGGCCAGGGGGTGATGGCCGACGTGCAGCAAGACGGTACGGTGGCGTAAATGGAGGCCCCGTTTCGGCGGGCCTTTGACGCCGCGCTCAACCCGCTGGCGGCGCGCAACGCGCTCGGCATCGAGGAGGGTGGCGGCGGTGGTGGCACTGGAGCCCCGACCAACGCCCAGTACATTGTTGCGGCCGCCGATCCGGTTCTGACCAACGAGCGGGTGCTGACCGACACTGCGACGGTGACCTGGGATTTCACGGTGGCCGGCCAGGCCAAGGCGACCGCGGTGGGCGCCGGTGGTGGCGGTGGCAACGTCAGCAACTCGGGAACGCCCACGCTGGGGCAATACGCCAAGTGGACGACGGCAACCACCATCCAGGGGGTGGCGCCATCGACGGTGCTCTCCGACATCGGCGCGCAGCCCGCCGGCAACTATCAGCCGCTCGATGCCGATCTGACCTCGCTGGCGGCGGCGGCCGCCACCGGGGTGATCTACTACCGATCAGCCGCCAATACATGGAGCCCGATAACCGTCACGGCGCCGGTGACGTTCACCGGCGGCACGCTGAGTGCCGACCTGTCGGCCTACCTCACCAGTGCGGCGGCGGCAGCAACCTACCAGCCGCTCGACGCCGACCTCACCTCGCTCGCGGCCGCGAGCGCAATCAACGCGATTTACTATCGCAGCGCCGCCAACACCTGGGCGACGGTGACGATCGGCACCGGGTTAAGCTTCACCAGCGGCACGCTGGCGAGCACCGTCAGTGCCGGCGGCAACGTCAGCAATTCCGGCACGCCAGTGGCCGGCCAGGTGGCGGAATGGGTCACCGCCACCACCATCCAGGGGGTGAGCACCTACGCCAAGCTGGCCTCGCCGACCTTCACCGGCGATCCCAAGGCGCCCACGCCCACCGCCGGCGACAACGACACCTCGATCGCCACCACGGCATTCGTGACGGCCGCGGTCGCATCGGCTGGCGGGGCCGTTCCGATCTCAACGGTGGTGGCCTACGCCTCTGAACTCGCGCCGGTGCCGGCCAAGTGGCTGATCTGCGATGGCGCCAACTACAACCGCACCACCTACGCCGCCTTGTTCGCCCAGATCGGCACGCGCTTCGGCCCCGGCGACGGCTCGACCACGTTTGCCGTTCCTGATCTGCGCGGCCGCACGATTGCCGGCTGGGATTTTCCCAATTCCAACCGGCTGAACAACAACTGGAGTGCATCAAGCGGCAATTTTGGTGTCAACGGCACGGTGTTTGGTGCGGCCGGCGGCCTCGAATATCACGCTCTGAAAATCTCGGAGATGGAGCCGCATGTGCATACGGTCGGTTATGACGGCAACATCGGCTCGCAGGGTGGGTTCGACTACTTCACTGCTTCCGGCACAACGCCTCGAAACAATACCAGCGCCGCCGGCGGCGGCGCCGCCCACAACAACACGCAGCCGACCTTGGTTCTCAAGTTCATGATCTATGCGGGGGTGTGATGTTCGAACTTCCGCGCGGCATCTATGACGCGCTGCCCTACGACCTCGACGCCGCACTGGCCGAATTCAGCGCCGCCAAGGAGGCGCACAAGCTCACGGTCGGCGTGCCGGCACCCAGCGCCGCCGATCCGTTGGTGGAGATGATCTACGACGCAGGCGGCTACGTCATCATCGATCCGCCGGTCAATGTGTTCGATCCGTACTTTGACATGGGGCCAAACATGAAAATGATCTTGGAAACCTGACATGGCTGCAGTCGATCTGATCGTGACCGCGCGCAACGACGAGTTCGCCGCCCGGGTGATGATGA